ATAAACTTGCCGCTTCCAACATAGTTGACATCTACTCTTTCTAAAACGCAAGTGCCTATCTTTGCCAAGTAAGGATTCTCAATAGACTGTCCATCGTTTCTGAAGTAGAATTTAATATCGAACTGAGAAGGCGGAACGAAATATCTGGCTCCTGTTCCTACGCTATCGGCTGGCATGGATGGCGCGGAATGCATTCTGAACGACTTGATTATTTTTTGAATCTGTTCAGTTTCTTTTGCTGATCTGGAGTTGAATCTAAAATCAAACTGAAACTCTCTGCGGTCGGTGCCTGTAAAGAATAGTTCTACTTGCGGGTTTATGGCGAATCCTTGGCTCCTAACCAGAGCATCTTTAAATTTAGAATTCATGTCGCCAATAGATTCTCCGAGCCTTCCAATCACTTCCGCTGCACCTGCAGATGGCATACCCTGCCCGATGCCTTTCAATCCACCGACAATACTGCTTCCAACATCTTTACCTTCACCTTTGAACGCGCCCTCCATCATTGGACTTCCAATTTGCATCAGCGCCCCGACGTCTCCAAACATATCTGTCAACGAAACGTTCTCATAACCATGGTTCTGAGTTGTCATCAGCGTATCTGGCATATAGATGTTAATTGTTTTCTTTAACATCTTGGTCTTCGGTCTTTGAGAAATGATGTTTTGAGTTACGCCTATAAACGCTCCTTGCGGGGCTGACGTCGTTTGTTTACCAGAAGACAAACCAAATTTAGAACTGAAATTTTGCGCAAATGCCAACCCTGCCCCAATAGCAGCTCCAGCCGCTCCGCCTTTTAAATTCTGTTCGCTGAAGAGATCTCTATTGTTGGGATCGCTAATGGATGGTGGTCTTAATTGCGCCAACTTAGTCGAAGAATATCCCCCGCCCAAAACGGCGTCCTGTTGTTCTGGCGAAACGAAATTCTCGGTTTTGGATGCATACTTGGAACTTTCAAATTCACTGATATAGAACGTGACCCAATGTTTAATTGGACCATCTGGATCGTCTAAACTTTGAATTTCTACTGGGTATTGTAGTTTGTCCAGAGCAAATGGATCCCTATCCATTTTGCTGGGCTTCCTCTCGTTTTCAGAAGAATCTGACTGGTTTTCTTTGTCGTTATCTGACTCAGACTTCAGTTTGTTGTCTTCGTCTTGGTCGTTATCGCCGAATATTTTTTCTCCGACTCTCTTCAGTTCCGACTTAGCCTCTTTGGCTGCAGACTGCAAATCCTTGGCTCTCTTTGCAGTGCCAACGACGGACGACTCTATTAGGTCAGCCAAAGACATATAAATAACCTATTGTACTTGTTGCTCCTCTTATTTATATGGCATATTCTGGAAAGTTTTTCCCACAAAATCCCAATAAATATATGGGGGATCCTGGAAATATATATTACAGAAGCCTCTGGGAAAGAAAGGTGATGGTCAAATTTGATTTGACTGAAAGCGTAGTCAGCTGGTCTTCAGAGGAGATAATAGTTCCATATCTATCACCAGTAGATAATAAATGGCATCGTTACTTTCCAGACTTCTTCGTTATTCTTGAAACGAAAGAAGGGAAAAAGGGTGTTATGATTGAAGTGAAGCCTGAAAAGCAAACGAAACCTCCGACGAAGAAAACTAAAGTGACCAAAGCATATTTGAATGAAGTTATGACTTGGGGCGTGAACGAAGCTAAATGGAAAGCTGCAAAAGATGTTTGCTCGCATAAGGGCTGGGAATTTCGCATATTGACCGAGAAAGAGCTTAACATTAAATGAGAAATCAATGGCAAATTTGATAGACAGACTTTCAAAAGAGATGAATAAACTTGGGTTTTCTCAGAGAAGTCCAAAGGCAAGAACATGGTTGAGATCTCAAGTAAAATCCCTTTCTGGATCTGCACCAAGAAGATCTATAATTGCAGACAAAGAAAACAAGAAAACTAAATCCGTTCTTGGTAGAATGTACTTCTACTATTACGATCCAAAGACCAAAGACACTCTCCCATATTACGATAGGTTTCCTCTTGTAATTCCAATAAAAAAATATGCAGACGGGTTCCTAGGGTTGAATTTACACTACTTACCTCCGAATCTAAGATTAGTCCTTTTAGACAAACTTTATGACTTGTCGACCAACGATAGGTTCGACGAAAAAACTCGACTCAGAATGACATATTCTCTTCTAAGCGGAGTTGGCAAGTATAAAGAATTTAAACCTTGTCTGAAAAGATATCTCTTCAGTCATCTTAGAAGCAAATTTATAGAAGTTCCAGCCGATGAGTGGGAAATAGCCATATTCTTGCCAGTCGAGCAGTTCGTTGGTGCTAAAGCCGCGAAGGTATACAAAGAATCAAGAGAAATAATCAGAGGATAAGATGGCAATACTAAAAAGTCTACTTGGGGATTTATTCGACAAAGACAAAGTTCCAGAAACTAATCTATACAAATCTACAGTATACGATTTCGTTTCTTATTTCGCTCAAGGCGGAGACTTTAGCCGCAGCGATTATTTCAATGTGGTCATTGACGTTCCGACTCTAATCACAAGAGCTATAGGGTTGAATGGTGGTGATCTGATGTTTCAATGCGATGCCGCCGAGCTACCAGGAAGGCAGATAGATGTGCTTCCTATTCGACACAACACCTTTATTGATAGAATTCCGATTGACGTCATATATCCAGAAGTAACTTTGCAATTTATCTGTCGGCAAGATATGCTGGAAAAGAAGCTGTTCGATTTTTGGATGGAGCAGATGATCGGGAGTCAAGAAGACAGAAATTATGGGTTGGTGAAGTACAAAAGAAAACCGAATTTTGAAGATAGATATGATTGTAACATAACTATTTTTCAGAAGTATCAGATACCAACAGAAGCCAATGCTTCAACAATTAAACTCCTTGAGGCGATGCCAATATCTATGTCATCAATGCCTCTTAGTTGGGACAACCAAAGTTTTCATAAACTTAGCGTGACATTTGCATATAGAAAATGGGTAGATGAAACAATTAGATACACCGACCTTGAGGTTATCTCTTATCAGGACGCATTGGAATTGGCAGAGCAACCTCAGGGTGGTAGTTCTCTTCTTGATAAGATCAAGACAGTTGTTGATGTAGGCAGATTCGCTGATGTTTATTTGAGACGCGGTAGATCTGACGGCGGATTATCAGATATTTTTGATTGAGAATCTAGGAGAATGAATAATGGCATTGCCCAAAATTGACCAACCGATATTTAAAATAAATTTATTATCTCGCAACGAGGCTCTCAGTTTCAGACCATTCACAGTAAAAGAACATAAGATTCTTTTGATGGCAACTGAATCGAACGACGTCAACGACATTCTTTCAGCGATTAAACAAATCATCAATAACTGCTGCCTGGATGATATTGACGTTGATGATCTTCCTGTGATTGATCTTGAGATGTTTTTCATAAACCTCAGAGCCAGATCCATTGGTGAAGTGGTTGAGATGAAGTACAAATGCAAAAATAAAATCGGCGAAGAGGAATGCGGCAAACATTTTCAGATGGGATTAAATCTACTTCAAGACGTGCAAATAAACAAGAATGATGTAGATAATAGAATCGCTCTTACGGAAACTATAGGAATGGTTCTAATGTACCCAACGACAAACGTTCTTCAAAAAATAATGAGGAAAGCCGACGAAGAACAAGAACTAGACGTTTCTCTGATTGCTAATTGCATAGAGTACATCTATGACGAAGATGAACTATATTACGCGAAAGATGCAACTGAGGAAGAGCTGATAAAATTCGTCAACGACTTAAATACAGAACAATACTCCAGAGCAGAGGATTTTTTAAAAAGCGCTCCGAGTATATACGCAAATAAACAACATATCTGCAAGAAATGTGGGTTCGAGCATAGTATGAGGTTAGAAGGAATTGCAGATTTTTTTATGTGAGCTTACAATCAGAGAATTTAAAGAACCACTACATGACCAATTTCGCTCTGATGCAACATCACAAATACAGTCTGACTGAGCTTGAGAATATGGTTCCTTGGGAAAGAGAGATATATGTAAGCCTCCTTTCCAATTACTTGAAAGAAGAAAAAGAAAAAATCGAGGCTAGGAAAAACTCTAAAAGGTAGATAAAATGGCAATTCCTTCGAATGAGGCAAGAACTTCGGATGCCCTGTCTAAAAAATTGACAGCAGTTGGCATGCAACTGGAAACTCTGACAAAGAAGATGTCAGAAATTGATAAAACGACGTCTATGAGGAAGAACAGATCTGAATCTATTCAACGATTTGCTGAATCTATTCAACAATTTGAAGAAGAAAGGTCGTCTAGCATCGGAGGCAAAGCCAAGAATGCATTTACGGAAGCTCTTCTTGGAAAAACTCTTGGTGGATTGGTAAATAGGAAAAGAGAAGCCAGAGAATCAGAACAATTCGTTAGCAGCATAGAAGAGGAACAAAAAGCAGAATTGCTTGAAAAAGAAAAGCCATTGGGTGAAGTTAATTATGGTGAGAATACTGAAAATGTTAAAGTTTCCTTCGAAGAATTCAAATCTTCCATAGAAAAGGTCAATGACTCTATTGCGTCCATGTCAGCAGACAACGCGCAAATTTTGTCAATCGTAAAGTATATACAAAACAGAGTTTCTCCCAAAGACGTCAGCGTCGCATCGAAAAAGGAAGGGCAACAAAGCAAAGTTAGATTCGACCCATTCGCTCCAGAGAAAGCTCAATATACGGTTCTAAGCGAAAAGGGAAACAAAACTAGATTTGCTAGCAAAGAAGAAATTTCTTCAGCTTCCTGGAAGATAGGCAGGATGCAAGATCAATCGCAGCCAGTAGACGAATATGCATCAGAAAGAGCAGATCTGGCTGAAGCATCCAAAATTGATATTGCTGCAGCAAAGGAAGAAGATCCGAATACGAAAAGATATGAGAAAATCCTCGAAGAGCTTGAGAATATAAAGGAAATTTTGAGTAAGCCTAGTGGGTTAGGTGGTTTCTTCGGTGGTCTTGGTGTTGGTAAAATCATAGCAAGCCTAGGAAAGGTTGTTGCGAAAATGGGAATGAAGTTAGCTTCTACCTTGAAGAAGGCTCTTGGAGTTGGAATAGCCAAAAAAGCTGGAGTTAAAGCTGCAGAAAAAGTTGTAGCCAGGGAAGTTGGAGAAGCAGCTGCTAAAGAAACAGCCGAAAAGGTAGTGGCAAAAGAAGCTGGAGAAGCAGTCGCCAAGGAAGCTGTTCAAAAGGCAGCAACCAAAGAAGTTGGAGAATCGGCTGCAAAAGAAGCAGTGGAAGCAGCTGCCAGATCAGCGGGAAAAGAAGTTGCTGAGAAAGCTGGAGAAAAAGTTAGCAAAGAGGTGGTGGAAAAGACCATCAAGAAAAGTGTTGCAAAAGTGGTTGCCAAAAAAGTTCCTGCCGTTGGCATATTGGCTGGATTAGGATTCGGCGCTTGGAGGCTTGTTACGGAAGGTGATCTGACGGGAGCATCTAAAGAAGTTGCCAGTGGAGTTGTCGGAACAGTTCCGGGTCCTGGAACGGTTGCAAGTTTAGCAATTGATGCTGATCTGGTTGCTGGTGATGTGGCTAAAGAATTGGGAATGCCAAAGGAAGATGTATACTCTATGGTAATGGATGAGTTGAAAAGGCAAGTTGGCAATGTAACCAACGCAACAAAGGAAACTCAGAAGGCTGAACCCATTCCTTCTTCTGAGACGAAATCTACTACTCCCGATTCAGACAGCGCTCCGAACCCAACTCCCTCTTCAGCCACACCGTCGACGCCATCTTCTGCGAGCAATTCTTTAAAATTGACACCAAACAGTCCATCTGCAGCTCAAACCGATATTCCAAATTCTAAAGGAATGGAATTAGATAGAACATCAACTCAAGTAGCTGCATCAATGACACAACAAATAGTGAAGCCTGTTGTAATCAATCAACCTGCCCCTCCTGCTGCACCTGCGCAACAAAGTTCCGGAGATCAGAGAGTCTTCATATCTCTGAGGCATGGCGAGCCAGCATTAGCAACCTATCGGGCATCTATCTTCGATCATCCAGTAACACACCCTGGTAATTTCATGATGTAAAAAAGAGGGGCTTTTCAGCCCCTCCCCTCCTTACTCCTCAGCGAGTTTGCTGAAGTAGGACAAAGTGTCATCATCGTCAGAAGTGGACCACGGAGGCGTCTCGGCAGAAGAAGATCGATTACCTTCCTCGTTGTCGATCTCCTCATCTACAGGCTTGGGCTTCTTGACAACGGAAGTGGCAGCACCAAGGGCTTTGTCGAGACGACCCTTCAGTTCATCGTAGCTCTTGAAGTTCTTCGGAGCCAGGAACTCCTTGAGTGAATAAGACTGCTTCCAAATCTTCTCAATCTCATCGTCATCTTTAGAGACTGCCGAGGGAGAATCAAACTCGCTCTTGTCGTAGTTACGATAACCTTCGACCTGACGAATCTTCAGTTTGAAGTTGGCACCTTCCCAGAAGTTGAACGGGTTGATTGCCTTCTCGTCTTCGAACTGCGGTTTGATCTGTTCGTTGATCTTGTCGAAGATCTTCTTACCGAACTCAAACAGAAACACTTTGCCTTCGTTAGAAGAATTGGATGGATCTTTCACAACCAGAATGTTCGCGATGTACTTCAGCTTGCGCTTCTGCTTACGAGCAATATCCTTGTTCGCATCAATTCCAGAATTCCAGTGCTTGGAGTTCACTTCACAGACAGGGCAGGTCTGCCCGATAGAAGTGAGGCAATTGTCAATCAACCAACCGCCAGGACCTTGAAACGCATGCGAAAATACCTGTGCCCAGGGCATACCATCTTCGCCATCAACAGCAGGGCTGTCGAGGAAACGAATGATTGCATAACCATTGCCAGCTTTATCTACTTCAGGTTTCCAGAGTCGCTCATCTTTCTTGCTCGAAGAGGGAGAGCCAGAAATGTTATCAAGAGCTTTGGTGAGTTTGCCGAGAGAGGATTGCTTTTTAAGTGCAGAAAGGTTCATATGTGTATTCTCCAGTATGGTAATGTATAGTTTTGTCCACGTTGCTCATAATGTAGATTTATTTAGTGTTATTGTCTTCAAGTATTCCAGCAGAACAAGTCTGGACGCTGACTCGTCTACTACATTCACTCCATAGAAAACGAACGGAGCATACTTCTTGAGTTTCTTGTAGTAAGATTCCCAGATAAAGTCGTCGCTCAGTTTGTTGTTCCACGCAGTCAAAGTTCCAAGGTTCGTTTCAAGTATCGCAAGAGTATTATAGCTGATATCTTTCTGGAAGGCAAGTGTTAATAGATCAGGATATCCTCCGTCAACAGATTTGATAGCAGCAGCGAAGTCGATCACTTTCTCTAGATCATTCAGGAAATTGCTTTTCCACGACAACTTCCATTCAACATCTTCTCTCAACATGGTTTCCGCAGAAGGACCAAACATATCGCCAACATAC